AGTGTCATTGGTGGCCTCGGGAAGTGCGGCGATTTCTTCGGGGGTTAGTTCCCGGGTGATGGTTTCGCCTGTTTCTGCGTCGTGGAATGTGCCAAGGGTGGGCTCGGACATGGTTACGCCTTTCGGTATCCGTACACGGTGACAGTGCCGCCCGTCAGGGTGCCGTTCGGGATAATTGTGAACGCCGTGTAACTTGTGGAGTCCGCTAACACTGCTGTGTACGTTCCAGTGATAGTTGAATACAACACGTTGTGAGCGGTCATGCGCGTTCGGTAAGCAGTAAACGGATTGTGAATGTCAACGTGCACTAATGCGCTGTTGGATGCCCCACCACCTGCAAACGTCCATTCCGTGGCGTTGTTGTCTCCAGCAACGTTTGGTCCGGCTCCGCTGTAAAACGCGTAAATGTATGCCCCGTAATAGCCAGTAGTGGTTGACCCTAGACGCATTTTGATATTGGAATCTGCTGACTGCGTACCGCCTGTGTACACGATTTTGTACGAGTCGTAGGTGCTGGAGAAACAGTTGCTGACCGTCACGCTAGACACCCCGGTGCCCACCGTCGTGCTGGTAACGTACACAAGGCCGCTGTTCGCCAAATAGGTGTTCGTATCCGACGCAGTCAGAACCTCACCCGTAGTAAACGTCTTGATAGCCATACTCAAAATCCTAACTTGTTTTCGTCGAGCTTGCCCAGAGTGCCATTGTTCAGCACCAAATACGCGTTCAAGTCAGCACCTGACACATACAACGTCAAACTGGTCCGGTCAGGAGTGGCCGACAACGAGCCGCCCTCAATGATGCACACATAGGTTTGCCCACGAAACAACACTTTGATTTGCACCCCAATAGGGAACGCACCCAATGTCACTAACGCACTGGCCGACACAAAAAACGACCTAACGCCCGCAGCGTCCGGGTCGTTCATGTTGATGTGCAACGCTGACACCGACAACGTTGGGTCGTCATAGTTGTTGAGATACCAGTTTGCTAGGTCGGTGGCTGCGCCAGTGCTGGGTGACCATGTGTTGACTGTGTAATTGCGGTATGGGGCCGACCCAGTGGCAACGGTTTGCGCCGCATACGCGTCTGGGTCAACCGTGATTTGGGTGAAATAGTTTTGGGCGAGGCTGTCAACCGTTATTTGGTCGTACGGTATGCCGGTGCCTGTGTCGCTCAAATAAAACGCGCTGGTTGTCGAGTAATCCTCTATCGGTTGAAAACTCAGCAACGCGGTTTCTATACCGTCTGAAATGCGGCCCCCGAACGTAAACGCCAACTGGTTCAGCCAGTCAGCCCATGACCCAGACACGGTTGCGGCACTGGCCTGCCGTTGCGTGTAGTAACTCATAACTGGGGTTCCGACACCCGCATTGGATTCTGCTTGCGCTTTACCTAACTGCCCATTGGTAGCCAAGGATGAGTCCGCAACATAGGCGGCGGGCATTGCGTACCCGTTGCCTGACGTGCGCGCCAACTTTGCTAACCCGCCCTCAGCTGTGATGGTGAGATAGTCAGCGTTGCCAACATTGTTTGCATACGGGATGCCGTACTGCACTGCCACGTCAGTGATGTACCCGTAGTACGCAGTAAACGGGAACCCGCCAGTAGTGGTTTGCCCTGAAACAGAGATGTGGGCACCGGGCAACAAATCCGTTAACGGTGATGCAAACCCGTTGGGGTAGCGAAACGTCAGCGACAGTCGAGACGCTGTGAAGTTGTCTATTTGGGCTTGTCGGCCTGCCGTAATGGTGACGTTTTGCAGGTTGTCAATAACGGTAAACGTGACCCCGCCGTCGGTGCTGTAAGAGGCCTCAAACTCCCACAACATCAGCCGATGCTCGCTACTCGGATGGGCACTGACCCGTTTTGCCTCATGTAGGCCCGCAATGCGTCAACGGTGGCGTTTGGGTCGCCGCCATGCACGTTGATTGTGACACCGCCCATAGCCCCCATTTTGGACAACGGCACCACAGCTTCCGGCCCCGCCTCACCGATGAGCGCAAGCGTCGGGCTGGTGACAATGCCACCGGCAGCCATTTTTGGCACGTTCAGGCCGCCGCCGCCGGTTTCCTCGTCGCCACCCATACGCCCAATCGAGATGCGCCCAATGCTGGGTATGTCTTTGCCGGGGTTGATGAGGTTGATACCGCGAATGATGATGTTTGCAGTTGTTACCCATGCGTTAGCAACAAACTCAAAAATCGACGCGACACCATTTATGACTGATTTGATGATGTTTCGGAACGTCTCGAACTTTTTGTAGGCCGCCACAACGCCAACAATAAGTAAGGCAATCCCCGCGGCAATAGCGGTGAACGGGTTGAGAGCCATTGCCGCATTGACAGCCATAATTGCAATTGACACGGCACCGATAGCGGCCGCAATGGTTGTAAACAATGTTGGGTTGTCTTGCGCCCATTGAGCGAACTTTTGCAACACTGGCAACGCCTTCTCAACAATCGGTAGCAACGCTGCGCCAATGCTTTCCTTAGTTTCGGCCAAAGAAATACCCAGCCGCTTAAACCCGCCTTCAGCTGTGTTGGCTGCTTCTTGTGCTGCCCCGCCGAACGTACCCCCGAGCGCGTAGAACACTTCGTCAAGTGTTGCGCCGCCCTTAATCATGTCCCGGAGGCTGGGGTCCAGTTTGGCGAGTGCGGCTGTGTTTCCGCCGTACGCTTTAGCCAAAGCGTTAGTTACGGTTTCCAGCGGTTTGCCGGTTGCCGCTGAAATGTCCATTGCTAGCGCAGCGGCCTTTTGTGACTCCTCTAGGTCATAGGTGACGCGAGACAGCGACGCCAACGCCGGGCGCAACTGGTCATCGCTGAAACCCAGCAATTGTCCTTGTTTGCTAATCCAGTCCTCAACTGATTTGACTTGGTCGTCGGTTGCCCCGGTGGAAATACCTAACTGCCTAGCCAGTTCCTTTTGGGCAGCGGCGTCTTCCATTGCGCCCTTGGTGGCGTCAAACAAAGCTGCACCCAACCCGGCCAACGCTGCTGCTGCCGGAACCGCTGCTTTTTTGATTGCAAACTGGGCCTTTTCGCCGGTGGTTTCCAGCTGCTTGAACTCTTTGACGGCCTTTTTGACGCCCGAATCAACGAATTCGGAAATGATGGGGATTGAGATGGCCATTAGCGGGTTTCCTCATTGACGGTGCGCATAACGTCGCGCACTAGACGCTCAAATCCGGCCTCCAGACGGCCCCTGTTGGCTTCTACGGCCTTGGACAGCACACGGGTCTCAGTCGGGGCCACAGTGCCCAGAGAACGGCCCAGAATGTTGTTTGTGCGCCGTCCAGCAGTCTCAAAGATGACCGCGCCCGGGTCGGTCTGCTGAATCAGGATGACGTTGCTGGTTTTACGGCTGGTGTCCACCTTGACCTTGGCACCACGTCGAGCTTTGGCAGCCACATACGGGAACAGGGTGCGGCCCTTGGATTGCCACTGGCGGCTCATGCCCGATAGGGGCATTTCGGGATAGTTGCGCTGCGCCTCGACAATGGCAGGCTGGGCAATGTCTTTGGCGTCACGGTTGAATTGTTTACGCAACTCAGGGTCAATCTTGCGTAGGGCTTTGATTGCGTCTTCAACGCCGACTAGCGAGATGTTGGCTGTGGTTGTCATCGTTTCCTCGCTTGCTCGTTCAAGATAGTAACAACCGTGGCTAGTTCGCGCCCCTCAAACGGTATTTGCGGCGGCCAGTACCCCGTCGCTACCAGCACGGTGGCTAGCGCGTGTATGTACGAGCCTTTCAGGAAGGGTTTTCGGGTTCCTGCCCCACAACCTCGATGGATGCCAGTTTCTTGATGTAATCATCAAACACTGCTGGCACCGGCACGTTGGACTGTTTGCAGGACTCAAACGCCATGAATGCCAAGTCCTCGACACCGATACCGGCAGCCAGTTCGGATGCTTTGCGCTTGAATTTGCGTTCCCATGCGACCACCACGAAAAGGTTGGTGGTGACTGTGTAGTCGTCGCCGTCGTTGGTGGTGACGTGCAGGTTCAGTTGCATTGGTTCTCCCTAGGTTGTGTGTAGGTCAGGTGACGTCGCGGACCCATGTGCCGCCGGTGAACGTGGCGGTAACCATGGCCAGTTCGCCGACGGTGCTGGCGATGGGTGTGAAGTTCTCGAGCATGGCGTTGGTGATGATGTATTCGGGGTTGGTGGCCGACTCTGTGGTGCCAGACGGGCTGATGGTCAGCGTCGTAGTGCCAGTGCCGACGCAGGACGCGAGGATGCCCTCCACTTCGGATGCGCCGTAAGAAAGAAACATTTCCAGCGTCACCTCGACGCTCTGGAGGCCTGAAACAAAACGGTGCCCGGTGTCACCCATGGCGGTGGACTCCAGCGGGTCAACGCCGATGGTCACCGTGACCGACCGGCACTGGTCAGACAGGTCGGTGGTGGTGACGCCCTGCGTGATGTTGACGGTGGCGTTGGAAAGGAATGTGCTGGTGGCCATGGTTGTCCTTTTGCTAGTTGCGCCGTACGGCTACCCGCACGGTGAGGTCATATGTCGGCAGTTCCTGCCCGCCGCCAATAAT